AAAACTTACGTCTAAAGGATTTTAGGTCTTAGGCCATATTAATCTATGGCTTGACAAGAGTACGTTGAGCATACACGATATAAACAAAAGGTGCAATGATGTAGGGTTGAGGTAGGAAGGAGAGCTTTTGACACATAAAACCCTCCTCTGGTTAGAGGAGGGAAAAGTTTAATTCGAATAAATAATGAATCAAATATTGTAAGTTGAACAACCAGACTTACAAAGTATATATCTAACCCCAAAACTTAGATACAATTTCAAATATAATAAATATGAATATACCACCAAATGCAAAGAAAGAAAACTTTGGATACTTTCTTAAAAATCTATAATCCATTAATTCTTCATCATGTTTATGTACCATTATATCATTAGGACAAGGTCTTATAGATTCTTCTAATTCAATTGCTTGTATTTTAGTTTCGATCTTATTAACACGACCATTAGTCTTTTTAACTTCTGAATGTATTACAGCAAGTTTATCCATTACTCTACTAAAGCGTTCATCAAGGTATTTTTGTTCCATTATACAAGTGAGTTTACAAGGTTGAATCTATCTTGAACGACAGTAAACCTATTAGTTGAAGAGTCATCTATAATAATTTCATAAGAATAATCACCAGGAGTTAAGTCAAGAGTAGTAGAAGTTATCGAAAAATAGAAAGCTCCTGTAGCTATATCTTTACTTGTGTGCAACATTGAAACATCTAAAGCTGAAGCCAGTGGATTTATTGGATACTTCTTCGCATACATATATCCTGAATAATCCGTAATATCGTAAATATCACCAGAAGCATCTTCAACAAAACAAATTACTTGTTTGCTGTTATTCTGGTATCCTTGTAGTTTATTATTATAAGTGCTCATAGGTCTTATTTATATTAATTTAAATTCCATCTCCATTATTCCAAAGTATGCTAACATCATATTCATTTAGGGTTCTACTAAATATACGTAATTGATCAAAAGCAGCTACGTCTCCTCCACCTGATCCAAAATGCAGGAATAAAGTTTCTGGAGTTCCTGATATTGAAGCATTAACATCTGTTGATCCTTGATAACTATTATTTATATAATAATATACTTTTTTATCAGCATCATTAAATGTAACTACTATATGATTCCAATCAGCTAATTCCCAATTAGTCATAGTAATATTATCACCATCTCCATAATAAGTACAGCCTAATAAATTAGTAGTAGGAACTCCTGAAAGTCCTATATCAATAAAAGCAGGATATCCATCAGGATCGGTAATTCTAAATAATTTAATAGATCCAGATGTTCCTCTCTCTGCTTTTACCCATGAAGATATTGAGAAATCTTGGCCTTTTGATACTAATTGACTCCAAGGATAAGTTGAATTAGAAAGTCGTGCAATATCTGTAGGACAAGAAATTGCTTGATTTACTTTACCCGCAATATAACCTGGACTATTGATTTCAGTAAATGTATAGCCTCCAGCTGCTGATGTAACTGTATTATCAAATGTCCAAAATAAAGAAGGATCTAAATCAATTCCTATATAAGAAACATCGATTGTAAAATCAGCTAAATAAGTATTAGAGAAAGTAATAGTATCTGCTATATCAGCTGTTTGATATATTGAAGTTGAAACTTTGACATTAATATTAGCTATTCCAGCACCTGAAGAAGGTTCTATTGTTAACCAACTTGGAGAAGAAGTAACTTCCCATTCATTTAAAGTAATAGTATTCATAGAAACATCATAAGAAGATGCATCTAAATAAGTAGGACCATTGTCATAATCACCTGTGTATACTAATTCATCTGGACTTACAGTTAATAAAATATTAAATGAAGCATCTACAGTAATAGTATAATAATAAGATGAATCTATATTAAACGATTCATATATAGAAGCTGGATCTAAAGAAGCTGTTAATAAAATAGATTCTGGTCCAGAACCTTCAGAAGTATCTAAAGTTATCCAACTTGGTATACCTGATACAGTCCAATTATTATCTGATGCAGTTGACACATCTAAATAAGTAGATACATTCAATGTGTCAAAAGTATAAACAGAAGAATCTGTACTTAAAGGTCTGATTGTAAAAGTAACTGGTATATTAATAGCTCCATAACTTGCAATATCAATTTGAATATCATCACTTTGATCTACAATTGGATCCGTATTTATTCCAACTGAAATATCAGTAGATACAGAACCAGCATCAGGACTTAAATCTAACCAAGAAGGTTTAGTTATTGTCCATGTTGTACCAGAGGATAAGAATAATTCTTGAGTATATTGTCTGTCATGTACGGTAAAATTATATAAGCTTGGATCAACACCTGCTACTATTCTATCAAAATCAACAACAAGTGAATCTAATAATTTAAAAGTATCTTCTGCAATTACGAATTGTTCTGATTTTAAAGTATCATAAGCTATTACTTGATATAAGTAATCACCTGCATCTAATTCATTAGTTTTATAAGGATATATTGGAAACTTTATTCTTCCTTCACCAGGATATTTCTCACTAAATAATGGTCCAACTGAAACATCTACATTTGCAGATGAAGTAAGTGGATACTTCTTTGCATAAAGCCAATAGTCATAGCCATCAATTATATCACCAACCGAACCTGAAGCATCAATTACATAAAAATTTACATATTGAGTCTTTCCTTTATAAAGTATTATTCTATTATCTTGTTGTCGAGCCATTGTATTACTTATTTTTAAACACCTTCACCTGAGTTATAAAGAGTACTTCTTTCTGTTGCATCTAAAGCTTTAGAATAGAAATAAAGTAAATCTAATTCTCCATTTGTTGACCATGTGGTTCCACCTATATCTCCCATAAATCCTACATTAGTACTTGTTGCATAACTTGGAGAAGCTGCTGATATTCTTTCAGCTGTATCTATATAAAGCTTAATATTAGTTCCATCATCAATTATTTGATATAAATGCCAAGCACTGTCGCGAAAATCCGAAGCATAATATCCAAGAACACCAGCTCCATAATAAAGAAATGGACCTCCAGCAATTGATCCAGGAGGTGTATATGAAGCTCCTCCAATTCCCAATATCAAATTATTGTCGAAACTCATCGGTTTTTGATAATCCGCAGATGCATTTGTAAGCTTTAACCAAAAAGATATACTAAAATTAGTTTCGTTTGGAATTGCATAAACAGATGAATCTGTATCATTATAGATAGTTTTACCTGTAGCAGTTGTTGTAGTTGAATTAGTTTTAAAGTCTTCATCTATAAGTCCAGTACCATAAACCCATGATATTGAACCATCAGTATCCCAAGCATTATTAGTACCGTAAGTATCATTTAATGATGAGTCAAAACCATATCTTGAAATAAGAGAATCTGTTGGATATGAATCTGGTATATCTGCAACATTACCTGTTCTGATATAACCATCATTCCAAGTTAATAATGTATTATTATATTTTATAATTTTCTCTTGCATAATTTAATTAATTTTAAATACCTGAGCCTGAGTTATATAGCTGACTTATTTCGCTTACACTGAGCTTTTTATCATATAAATATACTTGATCCATATATCCTATTGTGTTACCCCAAGATCCATTTGAATCTAATATATAAAAACTATCAGCAGCATTACTATATGTTGTTGCATAAGTTCCAATTGAAACATTATCTACGTATAAGAATAGATTATTTCCATCATATCCTCCAACAACATGATGCCAATTTCCATCAGTCATATCAGTTGTAGTAAATACTTTAACTTCTACTCCTCCAGCCCATAATCCAAATGCTCCATTTGTAGTACCTGGAAAATAAGTATATGCAACTGCAAATATAATACCACCCATTTCTAATGTTCTGGTATAAGCTGTTGTTGTATATTTCCACCAAGAAGATACAGTAAAAGCATGTCTTGTATTTACGGCAGCTCTTATAGATGCATTAGTTGTATAACCTCCTGCTCCTCCAACATATTGAGTAATAGCTTTACCTACTTTTCCAGTAGCATAAACTTGTGTAGCTACTGTACCAGTTAAATCATAAGCTCCATAACTATCAGTTAAATCATCTTCCACCTGCCAACGAGATAATAAATGATCTGTTGGAAATGAAGGACCAGCTACAGGAATAAAAGGTTCAGGAGCTATTAAATAATTGTCTCCCCACCTTTGTAGCTTATCACCTTGTCTTATTATTTTCGTCTTTGCCATATCTTAATATCCATTTTCAAATAATAATCTTCCCCATGTGTTTGTTGAATTACAAACATATAAATAAGAAGCATCTAAAATCCAATCTCCAACATTACCAGAAGCATCACTATCAACTCCAGTAGAATCATATGTTATTTTCGATTGTATGTAATTACTCGCATCAACTATATCGTATAATGAAGCATCTACTAAAGTCTTATTAATCCATAAATCATTAGTGTCATCCCAAGCAAGTGATTGATTCTCCACTACACTTGTTAAGCTTACGTCGTTTAAAATCCAAAAATAATCACTTGCATCAACTACAGAATATAATGAAACATCGACTAAAGTCTTATTCATATACGTTGAACCATCAGTATCATAAGCAAGTACTTGATCGTTTGTCTCTCCTCCTATTGAAGTATCAGTTAAACCAGTTAATGTAGTAGAACCTCCTCCGCCTCCAGCTGCTATAGAAGCATCCTGAATAGCTTGATATTCCCAGATAGTATTTATTGAGGCATCAAATAATGTTTGAGTAATATCTCCAGTAACAGCGTCAATAGAAGCATCCTGAATAACGTTATAATCCCATAAAGCACCTATAGAATTATCGAATACACTTTGGGAAATATCTCCGCCTGCTCCTCCTGCAACACTTACATCTAAAGCTCCAGCAACCCAAAATAATCCACTACCAATACTTGCTTCTTTAACAAAGGTTCCATCTGCTATAGTATTTTCTTTAGTTGAATCTAAAGAAAGAATTGAAGTATCTAAGTTAGTAATATCAGTATCATTAGATTGTATTGCTAAATCTAAAACTCCTAAAGAAGTATCAATATTAGTTATATCAGTATCATTTGATTGTATTGCTAAATCAAGCACGCCTACCGAAGTATCTAAGTTACCTATATCTGTTACATTAGTAGCTATATCAGTATCATTAGATTGGATTAAAGTATCCAAAGAAGCCACTGAAGTGTCTAAATTATCTAATCTTGTATCTCTTGTTGCTAAAGATCCATCTACATAAGCAAAAGTAACATCATTTTCCTCGAAAGTTTTTATTGAAGCATCTTGAATAATTCTATAACTATCTAACCAAGAAATACTAACATCATTAGCACTTATATTATCTTCATTTGTTTGAATTAACGTATCTAAAACCCCAATAGAAGTTTCTAAATATCCAATATCAGTTACATTAGTAGTTATATCAGTATCATTTGATTGTATTGCTAAATCTAAAACTCCTACTGAAGTATCTAAGTTAGCTATATCAGTATCATTAGATTGAATAGCTAAGTCTAAAACTCCTAAAGAAGTATCGATATTAGTAATATCTGTATCATTAGATTGAATAGCTAAGTCTAAAACTCCTAAAGAAGTATCGATATTAGTTATATCAGTATCATTTGATTGTATTGCTAAGTCAAGTACACCTACTGAAGTATCTAAGTTAGTTATATCTAATATATTATCAACTATTAAAAGACTTAATTCTCCTAATGATGTATCGATATTAGTTACACTTGTAGTTAATCCTCCTATAGAAGTATCTAATATTTGGGTAAGTATATCAAGATTTGAAACTGAAGCATCTATATTGAATAATTCTAAATCAATACTTGCTAAAGAAGTATCTATATTTATGATTGCTAATGAATTAGCATTAATCGAAGTATCTCTTTCTGCAAGGGATCCGTCTACATATATTTTAGTAGTATATTGAGATCCACTTAATGTGACAGCTACATCAGCTATCCATCCATATACTGAACTATCAAATACTCTTCCACTAATTCTTTGTGACATAATTTTATAATTATTTTATATTCTATTTATCTAATTTAATTAAGGTAAAGGCATTTTTATAATAGAACTATCTACATTAATCCATATTGAAACATCGTGTGATAAAACACTTGTATCAAATACAGATATTATATCGGCTATTGTACTATTACTTGATCCATCAGTTGGAGAAGCATTATTACCTCCTGAGAAATTCAAAAATATATCACCTAAGGGAGTCCATGTTAAAATACCACTTAATACTCCATCTAATATTCCATCTATGCTCGTTGTATTTAGAGAACAATCTTCAGCGTATACTACACTCATACCTATTGTTGTTGCAGGCCAATCCAATGTTACTAAATTACTATTTCGAGCTATCCGAAAATCTCCTCTTATATCTAATTCCATCAAATCCAAATTATATAAGTCACAGTCTTCAGCATTATAAACTATCATTACATTTGTAGTCGTAGGATTTAAAATATAATGTAAATTAGGATTATTATAAGCTCTAAAATAAAGATTTAAACCTGTAAAAGAAGAAATATCTAAAGTATCTGTTAAGTCACAAGAATGTGCTTCAAATCTTGATTGAGTATTAGAGATAGGAACTTTTATTTCTGTTAATAAAGGATTTAAAGATGCTTTAAAATCAGTTAAAGTTCCAACTAAAGATACATCAAAAGTACCTACTAAATCACAACTATCAAAATTTATTCTTTCTATTATTGTTAAACTTTCCGTAGTTGCAGGATAAATATTTATATTTTTTGTTCCTGCTGAACTATATTTATGATTTATGGATCTTCCCCAATATTGTATTCCTCCACTTGTAAAAGTACCTCCATAAGTTCCAGTTACAATAGAACCATCTCCCATATCCCATATATTATTAAAGGTAGGAGTTGTATTCCATAGAGTAGTTGCAAAAGCATTAGTAGAAGCATTAGTTTGCCAGACAAAATCTTTAGGCAATAATTTACCTGATGTTTTTGATGCTCCTTGTTCTAATATTCCGTGTTCAATTGTATTCATTATCAATATTATTTAAGATTACCAAATGCATACCAAGATCCACTTCCTTTATGAATGGCAGAAGCTCCAGCATATGCATCTCTTAATATTACAGATGAATCTGTTGTTAATAAATTGGAAGCATCTAAAGTAATATTTCCAATTCCTCCATTAATTATTGTTACTTGAAATCCAGTACTTAAATCATCAGGTAATATTATAGTAAATGCTCCAGTAGCTTCTAATACATTATTATAATCACCAACTTGTACTATATAATTAGCAGTTTTAGTTGTAACAGTAGGATAAGTAGTTGCTACATTATTAATTAAAGTAATTATATTATCGCCTCCAACAAATAAATCTCCTCCAATAGATATATCATTAGTAATATAAGCATTATTTAAATATGTGTCTCCTCCAATAGATATGTCATTATTAATATAGGTATTATTTAAATAAGTGTCTCCTCCTACTGATAAATCATAATTAATAGTAGTATTATTATTAATTATGATAACAGAAGATGCATCCGGACCTATTAAGTCCCCTGTAACATATAAATCACCTCCTATTGATACATCATTTACTACTGTTAAACTATTTAAATTAGAATTACCTTCTACAATTAAACTTAATATTGAAGTATCTCCTGCATCTAAATCATGTAAAATAGTATCTCTACCTACTTGAAAGTCATCTACTACTTCTGCATCTCCACTAACATGTAAATTATTATCTATTCTAACATCATTACCAACATAAAGATCATATGCTATACTTACATCCTTTTCAAAGTAAACACTTGCATCAAACCAAGCATATTTTTTCCACTTTTTCTCTCCCCAAATATAATATTGATTAGAAGTGGTAGTTACAAACCTTTTAAGTGTTCCACCACCTCCTCCTCCTCCAGGATTATATGTAGCCATAGTGTTTTTGACACCTAAAGCTGTTTGATTATAATCAGAATCTTCTCTAAAAACTCTTCTTGTTACTACTGTTGGCATAATTATATAGTTATTTCATCATTTCCATATTCCCATAAATCAAGCGAATACTTATCTATTGTTGGATAATATGTATAGCTGGTAAGAGTGTAATCTGTTCCAGCAGTCTCTGAATCATCATGAAACATGGTAAAAGGTTTTAAAAACTTAGTAAATATTGCATCAGTTCTTACTTTCTTTCTATGTTTACCATATAAAGAAAATCTATCTTTAATTAACCAATCTGCTAATTCATGTGATTCACCAGGATGTGTATCTTCTTCTTCCCATGCTGTTGTTTTTCCAGCATTTATTGTTGTTGCTGATGGTGTTATAATAAATCCACTTGTAGAATTCCAACTTGATACATCAGAAACTAATAAATCTATTTTCTTCTCTTTATATACATTGTTGTTAATAATACCTTCAATTGTATTATCCATTTTTGGAGTATCCATTGTAATTACAAAATCTCCATAATAAGCATCCCATGGATAGTATGGATCTCCATTACTTGTAACCGTTTCAGTTAACATATAGTAAGTAAATGAATGATCTCCAGCAACTAATCCACTAACATCACCAACTGGTATTTCAATACTAATATCTGTCATCATGAATTCATCTAAATCTCCACCTGATGTAATAGTTTCATTTATTATTCCATTAGGAGCATAAGACTTATAATACCATGTTCCGGTTGCTTCCTCAAAACCAATATAGCCATATGGATCTCCAGCAATTTCATTTACTTTTAAATTCCATCTATGAGTATATGTGTATTCATATTGTGGATAATATAATGGAGTATCCCAATAATTAGGAGACCATTTATATTCTATTTTTAAGGTAGAACCTTGATTCACTGTTGATGGATCTATTGTTTTAGCAGTAACTGTTCCCCTGAATCTGGTTGCTAATAAAGGTATGATTTCAGCACCATTACCTGCAGTCGAATCATGTGGCCAAGCTATTCTTTGTATTGGATTAGCTATTCTTTTATATGGATATTTTGGTCCAGATTTTTTAGTAAATCCCGGAACAAATTCGCCAGTTGTATAATTTGTAACTCGTCCTTCAATAAAATTAGCATCAGCACTATAAAACATAGTCCAACCTCTCATTTCAGGATAATTATTACCTGAATATTCTAAATCAGTTTTATACATTATTGAATTAGCATATCCCGGATAAGTTAAATTAGGTCCAGTTAAATTTTGAAAGTCTTTTAATTTCTTATTGATTGTTATCTTACTTAAACCTGGATCTATTCTCATTCTTTGTGAAGAAGAAGTCATTTGTAAATCACTAAAATTATATGAAGGATCTACAATGCTATCATAAGTGTTTGCTGTATAATATCCATAAGAAGTATCTGTCTTGTATATTTGATATTCTTTTGCATTAGTTACATAAGGTGAAAATGTATCAAGATCACTATATCGTTCAATATACCATTTATCATCCCAAAAATAGAGATAACAATTAAAGGGCTTTAATATTGACTCAATTATTGTAACTGCATCTTCTCTATCAGCATCATTTTTATAATATTGTTGTGAATTAATAGCAACTCTTTGAAATGCTCCATATATGGAAGATATTACGATACCAGGATTGTTTGGTTCCAACCTCATATTAACATATATTGACGTATCTTTACCAGTCATTCTTAAACAATAGTCTAAATAATTGATAATGGATTCATCAACAGGAGTATCAACTATTGTTGGTGAAAATCCCTTTAATTTGCTTATATAATTAGAAGCTGATATTTCTACTTCAGATTTATCAAGATATTTAACTGAAGTAGCTTCAGAATCAATCCATCCATTAAATAATCTTAGATTGGTACCATCAGCATCTGATGCATCTATGATTATTTTCCATTCTTTTTCATCTGCTGCCCATAAATCGGAGTAATCCCAAAAAGAAGCATCATTTAATATTCTCATTGAGCAAGATTGTCCAATAATAGGTGAAAACCAGTCTTTCATCTTGTAATCTACCTTTAATCCATTAGGTAATAATGTAAGATCGGTTACTGCTCCAGAATATCCATCTTGTTGTAAGAATACATCTCCTGTAACACCTCTTTTTGAAGCAAATGGAATTTTATATTTAGTACTATAAGCCATTATTTAGATTATTTTTTAAAATGTTTCAGATAAAGTTAATTCCTTATTTAATATACCAACTAATTGTTCACCTTCAATGATAAATTTGACATTACCACTTCCTGTAGTACCAAGCAATTGTTTTAACTTATCCAATGGTGCTATGACTTCCGGATTGGTTCTTGCACCAGAATATTCGCCGATTAAAGCATTTACCGGACCTGACACCACTCCGCCCTCAGAAAAAGATGCACTTGAAATAGCTGCTATTTGAGCTGCTCCTGCCGCTCCAGCTAAAACTGCGGCTATTAAACCCATCGGTATAAATGGTGTAGTTTGTAAAGCATTAACAACTGCCAATGCTGTACCTATAATTGCTTGAACATAAGCTATTTTCTTCTGTTTAGCAGCATATTTTTTCTCAATTTCAGCCTTCTTTTTAGCGTTATTTCCAGCTGCAGCAAGCTCTTTATTCTTAGAAGCTTCATAAAATGTTGAAATAGTGTCCGTTAATGACATCATAGCATCAGCATAAGCTTGTTGATTCTCTTGTTTTAATGCCATATTCTCATCCTCAGTAGCTTTAAGTTGCTCTTGAGCAGCTATTTCAGCTTCTAATCTCTTCTGAGCCCAATCCTGAGTGATTGCAGTCTTCCTCATTTCATATTCTTGATGCAATATAAGACCTTCATCTAATGCACCTTTAAGATTAGCAAGTTGACCAGCTTCAGTTTGTTCGTTTAAATTAGCTTTATAGTTAGATAAGGATTGTTCAGCTGCTCGAGTCATTGATACTTTATTAGCAATAGCTTCTTCTTCAGCTTTTTTAAGTTCTGCTAACCTCTTTATTTCTGCTGTAGCTGCTGCTTGAGTCATATTGATATTCTCTATACCAACTGCTCGAATAGTACCCATTATTTCTTCTTCTCTATTGGCTATTTCTCTGGTTTTATCAGCTCTTTCCTTATAAAGTCCTTGTAAAGTAGCATAAAGTGCAGCTTCTGCTTCTAAATCATCTACTGAAGACTCTGAAGCTGCATTAGTTTCTTGTTGTATTGATAAGGCTTCTTCAGCCATTGCTATTTTCTTAGCTGATAACCCAGTTTCTAATTTGGTAGCTTGTTGAGTAGCTAATAATCTCTCTTTTAATGTTGATTTCTCTTTATCAGATGAAGTAAAGATAAGATCCGCTATTTGACGTCTTGCATCAGCTTCAGATTTGGTTAAACCAATGGTATCTAATCTAAGTTGGAAGGTTCTTTCTTCTAATTTTTGATGAATCTTAGCTATTTCATTCATTTTGGCCATAGCAGCAGATCCACGATTGACGATATCTTTAACATCCATACCAGTTGCCATCTTCACCGCAGCTTTCCCTACTTCGACCATGTTTTTCTTCATTTCATCGAAGTATTTAGCAGCTTCAGCCTTAGCATCTGAGTCAAATATACCTTTTATGGCTTGACCAAGTGCTTTAAATCCATTCTTTAAGAAATTGAATGAAGCTTTAAAGAATTCTATAAGTCCTTGCCATCTATTAACTAAGTTTTTCTTAATTGAATCCCATAAATCTGAAATTGCTTGTTTTGGATTCTCAAATGCCCATGACATCCAACGTCCTAATGAAATAAATGCATCTTGTACAACAGATAAAAGTCCTTTAAGATAACCCATTATAGAAGCAAACTTTCCAGCACCATCCACACTACCTTTGAAGTAAGAAGTCAGAGCTTTGACAGCAAGTGCAATAGCTCCTACTATCAATCCAATTGGACCAAGTGCTACGTTTAATAATGTAGCTCCCATTGCCATTGACTTAAATCCGCCTAAAGCAGCTGAACCAGCAGGTCCCATACTTCCCATAGATGCAGAAATCTGAGACATTGCACCTCCTGCATTCTTACTCATACCTTTAAAACTCTTTGAAGAAGATTTATCAGCTTTTGCAATACTTTTAGAATAACCTTTTATAGTTTTCTTACTGGATTCTACACCTTTATTTAAATCAGCACTATTTGCTCTTAGTCTAAGAACAAGATCCGCCATTATATTTGCCATAATAAGTCTTTATTTTATGTTCTATTTATCTTGCTTTCTAAGACATCCATCTTGACCGACTTAGACTTTCTAATTGCCTTTTTATTAAGCCTTTTATACCAATCATCTGCTTTCATAGTACCATCAATTTGTTCCTGAGTAATTTGATTAGGACTTTCATCATCTTCGATAGGAAATACATCTTTCTTGAATTTAGGCCAGGAGATAACATTCTTTCTGGTTCTATTTGAATTAAATAAGATATATGTTTGAAGACGAGTACGTAGTAGATCAGCTTTAAGTTTAGAAGTTTCTTCATTAAGCCAAAAATACAAAACACCTTCTAATTCTCTTGGAGTAAATTCCAGAAATTTAGAAGGTGTAATATGAAGTCGAGAGGATGCTACTATAAATATATCCTCAATAGTTTCTAATTTTTTTTTGGTTCGCCTTTATCTGCTTGTTGTTTGAAAGCTTCTTGTTGGATGTCTATTAGGGACTTAGCAAATCCAAACATTATTTTTTGAAAATCTAAATAACATTCATCTAATATCCAAACTGAATCTTCTTTCTTTAAAGTTAATTCCTGATCTGCCATTTTAGCACCAGCAATAAGAGCATACCACATTATTGAAGACTGTGCTTCAAAGTTAGTATCAAGCTCTTCCATTGTAACTCCAGCTTCTTTTTGAGCCATCATTAATACATAATAAGAAATCCTTATTGGGTATTTCTCACCTTTGTAAGTTATAAATTCTATCATCTTTTTTGGTTAAGTATTTATTTGTATATTTATACAAAAAGGGAAGAACTTAGTTCTTCCCGACTTCGTTAAAAAGTGAATTTTTTCTTATCCAGTTGTCAAGGATTCTAATGCTCCAGTTCCTGCTATCTCTCCTGAGAATGATACTGCACTTCCAACTCCACCATCAAGTGATAAAGATGTTAAGTAACCAGTTCCTCCGTAATAGTCATTTAATGAAACGTCAGGCACTATATAAACTCCAATTGAAGTATCTAATCCTAATAAATTATCCATAAGATCATAAAAGGAAGCTGCTCCAGCATCTATAGTAGTGTTTGTCATTACAAGTCCTGAGAATGATACGGAATATCCATAAAGATCAGGTACATTTTGTTTAGCTCCGCCTGTAGCGTTTAAACAAGCTATTTCTATCATATCCTTTGATACAGAAAGAGAAAAATCAGTTGCGCAACCTATAATGGAACCGTCAATTGTTATCGACATTTGTTTGCTAAATAATGGTGTTGCCATGTTTTTAAGTTTATTTTATTATTTTTTATATTTTATATATCTAAGCTACGTAAAAAGAATCAAAATCCAAGGAGTTAATATAAATCCCTTTTTCCAAATCAACAGAATGAATGTCACCCCTAAAAGTAATATCTTGAATTCCATCTTCCGTAGAACCGTTTAATAAAGTTGTAAGGTAATCACTAATGGTTTCTAATGTTCCAGTATCGTGACATACAAGCTTACAAGTTAAAGCGTAAGTAGTATAAGCATTCTTAGAATCTAAACAATTTGTTTGTTCCGACTTTTGAAATGAATAGACTAACCAATTTTTAGTAAGACTATAATTATCAGGTAGGTTTTCATAATAGATTCCTCCAGTACAATATCCTGTTAATGAACTATCGCCTTGTATTATTGTATTAAAGTTGCTTCCAAATGACATTATTATTTAATTTTTTTAAATTTTCTTCCAAGTATTGCTTTTAATTCATCCCCAAAATCATTATTAAAAAATGATATAACGTTGGGTATGTTACTATCGATAGTTTTAGTTATAATAGGACGAGCTCTTATTTGTCCTAAGTTTCTACCAGATTTAGTAGTTCTGACTTTAGTACCGAATTCCATAAATCTTAGCCAAAATACATCAGTTGTTGCACCTACAAGTACTCCAGTTTCTCGATATTCTTTATCATACTTTACCTTAATGGCTTTCTTAGTTGATGACTTATAAGGAAGAGCAGATTTAAGGGGCTTCGCAACTTTTTGAGTCGCTGCTTTTCTATTAACTGCTTTAATAATTTTATTAAGTTCTTTTGGCTTCAAAGAATCCATTGCCTTAACAAATTGATTTGTTCCTTCTAATTTCATCATGTCATCCATTATTCGTCCTCCCAAACTATACACTGAAGTCGTTGCCAATCTTTTCTTCCATCAACAGTGATATGTTTTATTTTATAGTATTCATCGTTATAAAGTACTCTAAAATGGTAACCCACTCTATCATCAAAACGAATCATGAATTCAACATTAGTATATGGAAGTGCACCCATTTCACTGAACTCTGTAGTACCTGCAATTTGTCTTACACTTGCATAACTCTCTTTAAAGAATTCCCAAGATTCAACAGGAGTACCTACTGAATTAACAGTGTTAGTTTCCTTCTCAAATATAATATTTTTATTTAGTAGATATGTTAACATTAGAATAAGACTATTTTAAATGAATCAAGGAGTCTGTGATAAGTATTAATGTCCTTGATAGTTGTTAAAGAATAAGATCCTCTTTCTACGTCGTATAAATCTCCCACGACAACCATAACAGCCTGTTTTATAAGTGCTGGAACTTCTCCAGTCAGATATCCTGTAACATAGTTAACATAAAGAGGATCTTGATCTGTATTTTCATCAAGCTCTACATAAAATCCATTATAAAACTTCTCAGTATGATCTACAGTAATTGCTGTAGCTGCATCTGAAGCTTGTACTGAAGTTAAAGAATTAAAATTACCTTCATTAATAGAAAAAGAGTCTCCAATAAAATCTCTAATTTTTAAAACATTAGCTGTTTCTGCAATATCCTTTCCTATGTATTCTTCACATTTTTGAGTAGCTGCATAAATACAGTTTCTAATATAATCATTCTCTTTATCCCAATCATCATCTATTCTAAGATGGCGTTTTGCTTCCTCCAAAGATACAGGATAATTAGTTTTAGTTTTGGTTGGTAATTCTCTCATTTTTATATTTTATTTTAAACTAAAAAACGTGGTGGCTTAATGACCACCACGTTTTATGTATTTAAATTATATGAGATTATACTGCAGCAGATACATCAGCTGTAAAGTTAACAGCTAATTTATTAGTTACACCAGTATCAACTAATGCAACAGCAGTTAATTGAATTTTACCTGATTTAGCATAAGTATAAGGATCCACGATTATCTCGATTCCACCCCATTGACCAACACATGTTCTGGAGAAGTCTCCAAAATAAACTTTGTTAGTATTAGCAGCAGGAACTCCATAAGCAGGATATCCATTTAAAGTATCATCAGCCCAAACAGCAGGTCCTGAAGTAGTTCCAAGAGCTATTTTTTGTTTTAAATAACCTTTAATAGCAGGAGTTGTTACATAAGCACCAGCACCGATATTAAGTCCACCGATAGAAGCTTCCATGTTAACTAAGTCTCCGAAAAGTAATCCAGTAGCAGTTACACCAACAACTTGAGTTGCAGCATCTGTTTGAATAGTATCAAAAAGATCGTTAGTAACAGCATTCCAAATACCATTTACAAGGTTCTGAACGATACCATTATAGATAGCAGGATTTGTTTGTGCAAGTGTCTCTTTAGTAATTGCTTGTGCATGAGTTACTCTTCTCCCAGCTAATGTAAGATCAACTACATTTAAAGAAGCATCAGCAGAGTCTGTATTCTCACCTGGGAAAGTAGCAGTATCTTGTGCCATTGAAGGTACAACAAAATTACCTGTTAATCCTGGGAAGAATGTTACTCCTAATTTCTTTAAGAATTCTTCACCTGGAGAGGTAAGTATATCTAAAGAATTAGCAACATCTTTATTAATAACATCAGTATTAGAAGTTGAAAGCATAGGCTCAACTCTAAATGACATAGAACCTGTTCCGTCTACAGCATCTCTTAAGAATGTTTGAAATTTTTCACCAAGGTTTGGTTCTGATCTTGGAGTTTCATCTGCTTCAACAGGAGCATCTTCAACTTCTTCTTTATTAGCTTGCTCAATAGTAAGCATAACTTTAATATCCTTATTCAAGGTTTGAAGCTCTGCATCAATGGAGTCAGCTCTTTCTTGTACCTCAGGAGTGATATTTTCAGTATCGATAGCTCTTAATTCTTCAACAAGAGCGTTTTTTTGTAATTTTAATTCGTTTAATTTTTTCATTTTAAATTTAGTTATTTTTTAATTCTATAATTTTAATTTTGGTTGTAAACTGAGATTTCTCAGAAGCTTTATCTTGTTCCATTTTTAATCTTTCTTCTTCTAATTTAGCTTCATCTGGTTTTTCATCTTCTCTAAACTCAGAGAGTTCTCGAGAGTCAACTGAAGTTTCAGGATAAGCTGCATAAGTTACAGAAGATACATCTTTTAAGTCTGCTATTCTTTCAATCATTCTTAATGGAATATTATCTTCACCAGCTACAAATTTATAGTCAGTTTCATCTAATCTAAAGGCGAAGCTATTTTCTGTAATATCTCCTCTTTTAATCCTTAGCCAAAGTTTTTTAGCATCAGGATCTTCTGGTTCAATTTCTGCACGGAAAAATAAGCCTTTATCGGTTTCGGAAAGTTGAAGAGTTCCAGAGCCTGTTCTGGCAAGTACTGTATTTCTATCGTGATTAAACGTAAAAATAACATCTAAGCCTTTTCTCTGTAATACCTCCGTGAATGATCCTCTTGCGATCTGTTCATAGAACAGTTCTCCATTTTCAAATATAAGTTTAGACCTTACATCAAAAACAGTTGCGTATCCTTCAATATACTTTTTGTTATCTTCTTCCAAAGCTCTAAAAGTATTATCGTCAGAATTGAAATATCGTCTTTCAAATTTTTGCATAATTTGATATTTATTTTATATATCTTTAATTTGTTTCTAATTCTACGTCTTCATTAACAGATGGATCAGTAGTTGAAATATCCTGTAAGTTATTAGCAGGAATAAAATGTTTATCTCCACCTTCATAACGAGGTAGTCCTTCTGCGTCTGCTATTTGATCTCCACTTAATACTCCCATATTGAATAATGAAGTATAATAGCTTTGTTTAGTCTTACTATCTGTTTGTATTAATTCTTGAAGTGTAAAGTCAATAAAGTAACCTTTCTTTCTTTCCTTTTCAGTAAGTAACTTAAATTCCATCTCTTGTTTATAAGATCTTATAATTGGACCTAATCCGAATGTAGCGAAGTTCTTTGTTAATTCTTCTATATTCTTAAATGTTCCTGTTTCCAATCCTACGAAAGAAGGCGGAACATCATACCAAGCAGCAATCTGTCTTGAATCAAATGAACTTGATGCTAAGAATTCTGAATCAATTATATTCATTGAAAGTTGTTGAATCTCAGTAAAAGGAGGAAGTGTTGCTATTGTACCAGCATTAGAAGGTCCAACATTTTTATGCTTAAATTCCTTCATCGCTTCTATAAAGTTTTTCTGAAAAGCCGCATCAGGTACAGTTGACTTTAAGAAGGCAGGTGAGAATGCATTGTTTTCATAATATGCATCTTGAGTGTTCTTTGCTTTATAAAGAGTACTCATATTCATTCTTTGAGCTTCAACAGGATTAATTCCCCATATTCCGTTTTTACTCACCATTCTAAAGTGAAGAATATTAGCTGAATTAATTACTTCTTTTTTAATAGTTCCATTCTCCAATTTTCTATTATGTAAATAATACAATTGTGAACGAACCATTTTATAACCCTCAATTCTATTAGAAGGTATTAGCTCAAGCTTTTCTACTTTACCTGTTTTAGAGTTTCTCCATATTCGAGCGAATGAATTTCCTTTCAAGTTTCTATTATATTCAATAGCTGAAAAGAAATCATTAGAGGTCATTATTCCATCTGGTGAATAATGAAGTATTTCTTGTCTATAATCGTCTGCTAAAATAACGTTTCCATTACTTGTAGTTTGATAGACGTTTATTGGTAGTCTTGCTAAGTTATCAGCAAGCACTTTGCAGCATTTAACTGCAATTCCTATTTTCTCAACATCAGAGTTTTGAAACGTATTTTTGGACAGTCCAGTTAAAAGGGGTGTTACCACCTGATCCTCATATGTTTGTTCGGTACCTAACCAAATATTGCCAAAACCTGAAAAAAGATTACGAAATGAATTTGTCATTTTTTTGACTACTTATTTTATATATTTATATATCTTTAATATGCATCTGATAAGTCTAATTGATTCATAGACCTAAATATTCCTTCTATACTCATAGCAGTTGAAACACATCCATCAACACTGTCGATACTTTTATTCTTGATTATCTTGATGTTACCATTACCATCTTTATATATAATAACATTACGGAAGTTCCACCTGAGTGCACCATTATTACTTGATTTCCATTTACCATCATAAATAAGTTTTTCTAAGTATTTCATAGGTTCATTAAAACTCATCGTATTTTGAGCAAACACTATACAATTAATACCAAGTTCTTGTTCAATTTTGGGTATCAATAAAGCAGAGTTAAACTTATCATAATAAAGAGTTTCAATATTATAGTCTTTAGATAAATTACTAATAGTATTGAACAATAATTCATAATCTATTGTAGCGGTTTGGCATTGTATGATGTCTCCGGATCTGATCCAAGGTAATAAATCAACGCCATTCTGCCTGATTCGTTTTCTCGCATTATTGGCAAAAAAGAATATTGTTCTTGTGTAAACAAAGTCTCCTTCGTTGAATGAGAGTGACAAGGCAGTAAGGTCACGGGTGCTACTGAGATCAATACCAGCATAACATGTCTTTCCTTTAAATCTTTTCCAATCAACTTCTTCTTCGAAACAAGGTTTTAATACTTCTTCCTCAATCCATTGATCAGCTTCGTTAGTAAATATATTTAGATGTTTAGTTAAGAAACTATTCAATTGAGATGGTAAGTTTTTAGCTTGGTTATACTCACTAATTAACTTCTCTAATGGAAAGGTTATATTCAAATTAGGATTTGACTTAATCCATAATGAGGTATCTCTCCAATCATCACCTTCATCTAAAGTAAACAACATAAAGAAAAATTCACTATCTTCAGCTTCTTTATTAAGTACTCTTTTACCAGTTTCAAACAACTCATAAGCTAAAGAGTTACAACTAAATCCAGCAGTACTTGTTAAAAAGATAACAGGATTCTCTCTACTTATTGTTCCTGACTTTAAATTATTGAATATGTCTGCATTCTCTTGCTCATGTATTTCATCTAATAAACACATGCTGGAACCTAATCCATCTAACATTCTTGGATTAGCAGCTTTAATCTTACAATAACCTCCTTTACTTCTATCCTTAAATATGATCCTATATCTTTGAGCTTCTAATCTTTTAGATAAAGCAGGTGAGTGATTGATTATTGATGTAGCTATATCCAATGCAAGTGAAGCCTGATCTCTTGAGTTAGCTATCAATATAGATTGTGGATCTACTACCCCATCTGCAATTAATCCGTATAATTGTAATGCTGCTGAGAATGTAGTTTTACCTGACTTCTTTCCAGTGAATAAGTAAGCATAATTATACTTTCTTTTATTATCTTTAACTTTATATAAACCAAATATATTGATTAATATAAAGATCTGAAAGGGTGTTGGAATGAACCTTGCATACCTATCATTACAATTGATATTAATATACCAAAAGAACGTAAATACTTGATTTACTTTTTCATCATCTGCATATATGTCTTCTCTATTTATATCTTCAACATATCTCTTTACTGCTAACTTGATCCACTTATTAGTTATAACAGAACCATCCTGTACATCATCGATCCACTTTAATACCGATTCCCATAAGTGATCTTTATATTCTTTCTTATCCATTAGTTATTAAAGTCTTTATCAAACCCATCATCTACTTCCACTTCCTTAGCCCAATCCTTTCTATCGGTTGGAGCTATGTTTAACTTTGAGTATAAGTTCTGAACATTCTTTAAAGCAGTATCGTATATTCCTACATAAGGAGACTTTTGATAATAAGGATCACGTTCGGGATTACGAACAGTATTGATCATAAGTCCACCTGACATAATACCTTCTTTTGCTAACTTAACTAATTCGAAATTAAATACGAGTTCTTCTATAAGCTCCTCATCGCTTGGCTTAAAGTTGTCTCCCAGTAGTTCAAGGATCCTTTTCTTTAAAGCTATTTTCTTCATAGGGTTTTATTTTATATATTCTGAATCCTATATAATACCCTTTAGTATGTATTGGGGTTCAAGCTCTCC